CGGCACTCAAACTGATATCCCCGGTTAACGCTTTTCCATTAATTTTTCTACTATTCGGTACCGCATTTTTAGCTAAATTGCCGGTTTCTGCTAAGCCGAGGTTTTTCACAAACTCACTTTTATTAGGGATGTCGGCGCCGTTTTGGTTTTTTGCCAGCTTACTATTTGCATTATCATTTACATCAGAAACTAACTTCTGAGTGGCTGCAAGGGTATTACTGTTGCCTGTTTTGTCTGTGAGTTGGGTGATGCCTTTTTGGGTTAATGAGGCGTCGTGAATTTCTACGGCGCTATTATCAATTAATTTTTTAATAGCAACAAAAAGCTGGCTGTCATTTTTACTGTCTAATTTAATTCCCGCTCCCATAATTGCATTAATTAATTCACGCTGAACGGTATTAAACCATCCTGCATCTAATATTGTCGGTGCAATACCCGCAGCAACATTGCCGTTAGTAAATTCACCGTTTTTATCTGCGGTATTTGTAATATCACCAATTTTTTGCATAGCAAAACCTCACAATAAATGTGATTTGAAAATAATAAATAAAGGGTTATTAGTTGCTGTAACCGAACTGTAAAATTGTGTGTGACGGGCAAAGACGGTTAAATTGACATTCAAGCCGTTTATTACCCCACGAACGCAACGGATCTCCGCAATAACTTCCACCGGCCACAGCGTAAAAGATGGTAGTTTTAGGGGCATTGATACGCCAGGTAAACGGCCAATCTTCACCGTTCAAAGCCTCTCCACAAACTGACTGGCCCGCCCTTGCTTGTCGGTATTCCGTAATTGTGATGGTATAGCCCATCGTTGCCGCCAGATTAATAAAAAACTCTTTTGACTGCCCGCCATCCCTTAATAATCGCGAGACAACGGTTTTCTGTCTGAGCGGAATAGTATCAATTTCTCCGATACCGCAATCGTCGGGTAGACCTAATGACTTTTCCCACTCTGGCAACATAATAGTGGCCGTTGCCGGGAAAGCGCCTTCAATTAATCCCCACGCGTCACGATCACTTCGATAATATGAGCGAGCAATTGCTTTTGCTACGGCACTCATGACTGATGAATGCTGACGAGTCCACGCCAGACCAACAGGCAATAGCCCGTTTAATGCTGATGTATAGTCTTCTACGCTATATCGACTCATGTATAGATAACCTCGCCGCGTAAAGGCAACTCGCCGATCCCCAATTTAATGTTACTTGTCGGAGATGCGATAACAAATCCCGCCGTTCCCGGCACATCAGCAATCGCATATTGCAGTTCGGATATAAGCACTCTCCCTGTCCCGTCTGGATTGCCACTTTCAAAAAATACATTATCAATTGCCGCCGCTATGGCACTTGTCACATCACGACTAACATAAGATATCCCGTTGATTGTGATATCAATTTTACGTTGAATTGGGGAGCAAACCCACACTAACGCAGTAACTGGCTGCAACGGATAGATATAATCGGCAACTCTCGCTTGATCCCCTGTTGCCGCTGTTCCGTAGTTTTCAAGACTGGAAAATCCATCCGTACCCGTTGGGAAACCGCCTTTGCCGTTATTGTCGCACATAATGTAAATGCCAACAGTACCTGCGCCCATTGCCCGGCGCCGAATCCACACACGAGTAATGCCTGGTACGGATAAGGCCCAAAGCCTATAGTCATCATCAGAACCACCGGACAAAAGCCCTTGATACGCAAGCAAAATCCGTGAGCGAAAATCAGACTCGTTTTCAATGTCAGCCCCGCCGATAATTGGCGTTACCGCTTTTCCCTGAACATCAACACCGGCAATACTCTGATCGAGAGTCAGAGTCGTCCCTGCGTCAGCGTTACCTGCACTTCCCCCACCCGTCACATCATCAGAAATATCGGGCAGAATCGCGGTTATTAATGCATTAGCGGCGCCATCTTGCGCAATACGAACATCATAAAGAGTTTTGTATTGATAACCGTCACCGCGATTTAGTATCGTCCCTGCCGGGATAATTGATCCCTCGGTACCAGTAAATAAATAATCATTGCAAATCGCAGCGTTAGCCGATTTACGAAAGACTTTTTTCATTGCCCCCCAACCAGCTAAGTGCTCATCTGTTGCAGTAAAGGGGGTGGTTTGCAATGCGATATAATCAAGATAACCGTAGTGCAGATGAGACATTCCTGCGTCCATGTCCGCAAGAACGCCCATGTTTGAATATCTTAGCAATGTACCAACATCATCAAGTTCAGACTGTAAAAAACTGCGGTTCTGCTCACGCAATTCTGATAGTGTTTGTCGTTTAAATGGCATTATGTTGTTCCCATACCCAGAAAAATCTTAAGTCTTCGCTTTCTCTTCCGGGGCGCTGATAACGAATAATCATGTTTAACCGGTTCGGATAAACGATTTGAGTGTTGATATTTACAGAAGCTACAACACCATCGTCTAACATCCACTGTAGCGCCTCACGCGCGTAATCTTCTGCTTTTAGTGCTACTGCGGCAGTCAGTTTTTGACGTCGAATTAACCATAACCGCGAACCAATCTGGTAATCCGAACCCACGTCACCCCACCAGCCTTTTCTATCAACTCCGTCAATTTCGTCATCACTACGAGCCTGACGGTCTGTAAACAAGCTGATTATTATTGCGGTTTGCAAGTCGTTGCCTGTGACCAAATCCCCGTTCCCAGATAACCAGTCAGCATGAATTTTATTCACATCCCAGTACGAAGTAATATCACTCATTTCACTGGCTCCCCGGTTTGCTGGCTCGTCACCGTTGAACTGCCTGATTCCACGCCGGATACTTTATGCGTATGCCGATTATACGATTCACGTAACTGTTTCATTGTTGACGTATTACTGTTGCAGTTATCGACGATATCACCAGTAACTTTTAAAATTGGCGTATTACAGAGCACACTCTCGCTTGCGTTAATAGTTACCTGAGTTGCATTATTCACAGTAACCGGCTGGCCTTTAGCTTCAATTGTGATCCCTGACTCAGTCAGTAAGATGTGTAAGCCCCACTGGTTATAAAGCACCACTTCACCGGGATTTAAATTCTTATGCCGGTATTTTTTATTGTTGCTTGCAATCACAACAGCACTTGAGCGGTCCCCGCCGAGATAACCAATCACAACATCTGTTCCAGGCGGCAATGCAGACGAGAAACCAAATTCAACCATTCTTGCCGTATTGTCGCGGACTTCAATCGGCGTTTGATACTGGACAACTTGAATGTTTCCGCTATCGCGTGAAGTCTTAATTTTGCCAAGCCCTAACATCATCTCAACCCGTCGAGATAACTTTCTGATTGCATCATTCATCATCTGATCGTCTCTCTCAAAATTGCGTAAAACTCATACGGTTGTACGGCAAAAGCAGCCGGAGGCATTAAGACTAATTGCGCTTGTGTGCCGTTATCACCGTTACGTGTATATGTCACTTCTGATAAAAGCCATTGCTCATTCTCAAGGCCGAAAATAGGCATATGAATAGGAATTAGAGTATTGGGTTGCCATAATTTACCGCTGCTATCCCGCCAGCTATCAATTGTGACTTTCAGCACTTTTGAGCGCCCGTAGCGTCGGTTCATTTCCCAATCAATGGACTCTTGTGATCGCTTTGCTGATATGAGCGTACTTTCTATAATGGTGACATAGTTCCGATAACGCATCTTTTTCGCTTCAGGATCACTCGCTGTTGCTAACGTGACCACATCATAACCGCTATCATTACTTGTCTCATTGAGTCCGCTAATAGCAAATGAAAGTCCGGTGTACTCAGAAAACCGTTCATTCATTGAACTATTGTAATCTGATGTTTCGACGTTCTTCCCTTGCTCAACCCCACTCGCTGCCAGTTCTGTGCCTACCCGCGTCATGATTAAATTACCGTCAGGCAAGTCGTAGTAGAGCAATGCTGCAAACCGGGTAACGCGATCAATGACTTCTTGCGAGGACTCACCCCAGTTCAGTGTGAACTGAGGGACAGTTGGCATGTCATCAACATCAGAGGTCACCTGAATGTCGTACCATTGGGCCAGTTTCTGAGCAATCTGTAGCGGAGTAGCCTGACTGATAACGTTGTTCGGCCACTTCGCTGAGCAGTCTACTAAATCCTGACATTTACCCCGTCCCGCAACTTTGATTTCGTGTTTATTTTTAGAAATAGACGGGTTCCAGCTATCTATATAGCCCGTTACAACTCTGTCATCACCAAGAAACACTTCACACTTTTCACCCGGTTCTACAAGCTGCTTCTCATCATTGCCGGGGTAATAATCCATTAACATCAAATCAAAGTCAGAGGGTAATCGTTCTATGCCTCTCGTTACCCGTACACTGTCCCATCCGAAAATACGGCGCCCGCCGATCACTAACGACAACTCATCATCTTTCATTGTTTCAGCGCCTTAAACTTAACGGGCATAAATGCCGGGTGAATGGGAGAGACGGCTTGTACCAATTCATCACTGCGTTCAGCATCTTGATAAATTCTGTTAGCAATATTCAATACAGGTAATACAGAAGGCAAGTTAAACTGGGTTAATCTTCCCTTGGCATCCTTCAACGAGAAACTTTCAACAAATTCATAACGTAGCTGAACAAGAGCCTGGAAAACATTATCAGCCGCTAAGTCACCCGCTTTAATGATCGCGTTATCAAGAGACTCACAAACACGTCGCTGAATGGTTGCGGCTTCGTCACGACTGGCCGGAATAAGCTCACTTGCTGTTTTCGCCATCGCCCCGGCAGACAGAACAACGAGTAACAATGTCGTGGCTTCTGCTACGTCTCTATCAACACTACTCTGCTGATATTGCGTATTTTTAAAGCTGGCAAGATTTTCAAATACCCGGACTTTCTCTGCTGTACTGCCCGTTACGCTAATGATCACATTGATAACTAACTGCACCCCACCAGCCAGCCCTTCAATCGAATTAGCATTGTTGAGTTGTGAGAGGGCTTTTGATATTGCCTCTCGCCCCATCACCGCCCCGGCCATTTTTTCATTGACTACCTTTTTATAGTTTTCACTGTCATTGTTTCGCAGTACAACGCCGGTTGCCCCGGACACAGAGCCGCCGATCTTGCCTCGGCTGTAACGGCCGTAACGTTTGCTACCGAACGTGGAATTCAACATGTCACTAAGATTGGTGACTTCATCAATTGACGATTGCACCATGTTTTCCCAGAAATTAACGGTCTGCTTTATAGTTTTAACGGCCTGTGTGACAGTGCGGATCTCGCCTTTCACCATAGCGATAAATTTTGCAGCGGTTGTTGTAGCCGTTCTGAGCCAATTTGTATTTACTTTGCTGTCTGCCGCCGTGCTATTTGTGACAGCAAAGACTTTCAGGCCAGATTCAATCACTGTAAGCGTGAACTCAAACACCCGGCCATTATCCGCACTTTCATTTACACGTAAGCCCGATTCAGTGACGCTGACAGTTAACTCCCCAAGCGTGGGGTGAATGAGCGTGCC